TTTTGTAGTTACATACTTATAAACGCCATCTTTTGTGCTAAAGTCAGCTTGTTCTGCTTGATATAACTCTTTGACACCAAGTTCATCTTTTAACTTCTGAACGACATTTTCTACAGCTTTTTCATCACCAATGGCAGGTCTTACTTCTTTATTGATAAAATCTTGAAGTTCTTGAACTGTCATTTTATTGCTCTCAGCAATAGCTTCAGCTCTTGCAGACATAACTCTGCTAATCCAATAGAACGGTGTGCTTTGGTCGGCATAGGCAAGTTTTTGAGATGCTATCTCTTGTCCGTATGCCCTCAATTCTTGAGCCTGATTTAATAAAGCATTTACTCTCTTGTCAGTATTACCGAGTTTCTTTTGTTGCTCTTCGTATGCTAAGTAAATAGTATTCTTCAGCATATTGTCAGGAGTTGGCGCTTCTCCATTTACAACTTTCTCGGCAAGGTCAGGATTATTCTCTACAAACTCCCTTGCTTTTGCCATTTCCTTATCTAGTTCGGCAACACCAGATTCTACCTTTTCTCCTGTCATCTTTTCATAAGCTGTCAGATACCCAGTTTTTGTATCTGTCTTTACAGGTGTTATGCTATAATCCGCTCTGTTTTCTTTAAGTATCTTTGTTTCTTCGGCAACTGTTTCTTTTGCCTCTGTTTCGCTTTTTGCGACTGTTTCTCTAGCTTGCTCAACTGTTTCACTTGGCAGATTAGCTGGCGGAGTCAGTTCCCCCGATACCATAGAATTAAAGAAGTTATACGCCTCTCTTGTTAATGGCTCGTATTTCTTGCCAGCTTTTATATCTATTTCGGTTATGTCGTCATACACATCACGGATAAATTTCTCATAGTCATCAAATGCGCTTGCAATAATTGGATTAACTGCTTTGCCCTCGTATAAGAACTTCTCATATCCTCTTGCAAACTTTTCGTGTTGCGCCCTTGTGAAATAGTTCTGATTCGGTTTTACTCCGAGCCATTTCTGCAATTCGTTAAACTGTTTTATATATTCTGCACTTGCCTTTCCGCTGTTCACATAGTTCCAAATGTTATCTAGCCAGAAGTGTGCAAACTCGTGCTGATATGTAGAGAAGTCTGCCTCGCTTGTTATCTCAATACTCTTTGTTAAAGCATCAAAAGCACCTTTGATTTTTCCCTTTTGCTTAGGCAAGTTCTTTACTTGATAAAACTTCTGAATAACCTTTACATCATCAGGATTAAAGATAACAAAGCATCTGCCGTCTTGTCTGCCGTCATAGGTTATGCCTTTAATACCGACTTTTTCTAATGCCTGACTTGCCAGTTTTTGTGCATTATCTGTCTTGCTTTTCAGGTCGTTACCCTCTACCTGTTTGCTAAAATAATTAACTAACTCCCCATATATATCTTCGCCAGTTGTATCATCATCAAGAATATCATTAACATCTTCATTATTGAGCTTTTTAATGGCGTTTTTGACAATATCCGACTGTTCACTAAACGGCTTTTGTTCATCCAACAAATACGGATTTTCAGGTATATCTACCTCGTGGACTTGACCAAGCCTTTCCTTCTCTAAATCTTTAATTGCTTCAACTTTTTTCTTCAATCTTTCAATTGATTTCTCGGCGGATTCTATGTATTTCTGTGAAAAATTTCCGCTTTTTATTTCTCTTTCGTATGATTTTATTTCATTTTCTATACTTCTTATAACCCATTGACTTTGTCCCGTAAGTATCTCTCTTACTTCTTGTCGTGTTAGCTCAACAAAGCCACCTATTTTCCCTGCAATTTTTCTAGCTATGTCTGTTCCCAAAAACTGCGTTCTATATTCTTCTGCTACATCCTTACTCAAGGCATAATATAAACCCCAACCGTGAGCCTGATTACCCTCACCGCTACCGATAGCCTCTAACGATGGTCTGTCATAATCTACACGAGAGCCTGCAAAAGCGGATTGATAATAAATGTTATCTTCATTTATATCAAAAGTACCTCTGTTAGAGGTGGATTTTATTTGATTAGGATTGAAAACTATAAATTCATCTTTTGATTTTATTCCGTCATACCCAATTTCTTTGAGCAAGTAATCATAGTCTTGCTCAGTCATAACTCCTAAATCATTTAAAAAGTTTTCTCCGGTCATATACATACCATTAAAACCATAATCGCCCTCTAGTTTTAATCCGTCTTTAGCTAAGATTTTGTTTATTTTTTCAATATCTTCTCTTGTCGGTAAATTAAGCTCCACATCAAATAAATTGTCTGATTTTAAATATACACTTAATATCTTATTTCCATAATCTGTTGCTCTTTGTTTGTTTTCGGTAAAATAGAAATTTTTTGAGTATGCTGAATAATTTGATACCATATTTTTGTTAAAATTATTAAACTCTGCATAAGTTCCGTGATACACGACAAGCGGTCTGCCTTGTTCATCAACTACCTTACTATCTCCAAACCATTTATAGAAGTTCTCTAAAGCCTCTTTTGACTTAGCTATTCTATCTCCGTTTGAGTTATAAACTGTTTTATCAGTCCCATTGATATTGATTGATTCACCCTCATAGGCAGGATAAATATCGTCAAGACGTGCGTTTTCATCAGCGACCTTAAAATATTCTTCTCTGTTTTTCTTATCTTGCATTTGTTCTTCAGAGAGCTGTTTTAATTGTAATCTGCCGTTTTCATAAACGATGTCTTGTGCATTAACGACATCATCAATAAGCATATTTCTCTTTTGTGCCTCTGCAAGCGTATTATCTGCAAACTGCTTTGCTGTTCCCTCAATATATTGTGCAATTTCTGCTTCCGTTTTACCCTCAAATGCACCTACATCACGATATTGCTTTTCTATTTGTGATTTTAATTTGTTATAAATGTTTCCGTGTTTATTCCTCAATTCTTCGGAGTTAATCAATTCTTGCGCAATTACTGAACGCATTGTTCCATCTGCTTTTTCAAAAACAGCATCTACAACATTATCTAAATCTTTTGCAGGAACTGTGTTCTGGAGTTGCTCTTTCAAGATTGCTTTTGCTTGAGAACGATGACTAATAGCCGCCCCAATTCCGGCACCACCACCCATTACAGCTCCGACAGCTCCCTCGCTGAGTGCTTGCATAAATCTGTCTGGCAATTTAGAAAAATCTATATATCCGCCTACAACATCAATACCTGCATCATACATACTTTGCGCAAATTCAGTTCCACCCTCTGAAGCGGCAATTTTCATAACGCTTTTTAATTTTTCTCCCATAGACATTTTAAAAAGTTTTCTTTGCTCACCAAAGCCGAACTTCTTTTCAAGTATTGCACTTCCTGCGGCATACATAGCTGAATACATAAAATCTCTATCTGCTATATCTGATGTATAATCTTTCAAATCAATATCGCCGCTTTTTTCAATATACGTGTCTATTTTTTCTTGGGCTTCTCCGCCTAATTCCATTGCAAACATAGAACCAATGCCAGCGGCTTCTGTTATTGTTCCAGCGGCTTTTGTAGATAGTCCCGCCATAGAAGTTAAACCGCCAGATAAATAGCCTATTGCTAACATACCGCCATAATTTGCCAACCCGCCGCCTAAAGCATATACAAAATCATCATATTCTGATTGATTCAAAGGAATTGCGCTCTGCATATATTTCTTATCTTTTGCTCTTGCCTCATCGTATGCAGATTTAACAAGAGAACGCCCATAATTTTCTATCTTTTCGTTTTCTAATGCGCCTCCAATAGCTAAAGCCGATTGTCCCGCCCAAATTTCAATTCCTTGTGCAGTTTTAGATAATTCGTGGATTCCATTCTCAAAGCCGGCTTGAAATTTAACCCAATCCCTAGCCTCAAAATCTGGAGCAGTTTTCTGTTTTTCTTCTGTCTTGAATTTTTTGAAATCTTCTATCGTATAATTCCCTTGTTTTACTACATCAAATAAACTTCTTATCTTTGGTGCTGAATCACCTATTTTTGTTGTGTCGTTCTTTATATTAGAAAATTCATTATCTAACGAAATCATTTTACAGCTCCTGTTTGTGGGTCAACTTCTACTATAACATCATCTACACCATAGCCTAAAAACTTAAAAGCTTGGCTTGTTGGACCATACCAAAATATATCACCCTCTTTTAGTTTTGAAAAAGGTATTTCAGGGTATCTAATCTGGATTGCTCTTTTTTGTCCCTCTTTATAAACTTCTTGCGCCCCCTCGGGGTCGTTTTTCAGCAATCTATCTACAACTGCGCTTATTGTTTGTCCACCAATTTGCTCTACTTTGTGCATAGTACCTTGCGGCAAAACCCATCTTAATGCTTTGTCAAAAGCACTATCTTCACCAAATATTCTATTTATCTGAGCAGCAAACACTTTATCATTTACAGCTCTATATGCTAAATTCGAGAATTTTTCAACATCATCTTGCGATAAATTGCCATCTGTGTTGCTTCTTTGCAGTTTTGATACATATTTAGCCAAATTATCTAAAATAACAGCGTTATCTTCTTGTGTCCCCTCTGTTATACTTGTAAAATCAACGATACCATTCTTCGCCTCTTTTGCACTATTAAAAATTGTTGTTGCTTCATAATCTGGCGTTGCTTCATATATTTCCCTGTACAAGTCCATTGTTTTTTCTGGCATTTCAGGGTTTAACTCAACAAGTTTATCATAAGTTGCTTTTGATGGATTTTCTTTAAAATCTTCGACCGCCAATAACCCTCGATATTTTCTTTCTTTTATTTTTTCAGCTATTACAGCGCGATTGTATTTTTTTACATAATTTTTAATGTCTTTATAAGAACTTTCACCAACGACATCTTCGATATTTATATCCTTTTTTTCTTCTGGATTTTGCTTATTAGAAATCTGAGCGATATTAAACGAATTATTATTTAATGCCTCTTCAATATCTCTTTGTTGTTTTTCGTCTAATTGCTCAAATATTTCCTTAAATCCTCTCAAATAAGAGCCTCTGGCATCGTCTTTCATTGCTTTACGTTGTGCATCTGTAAACAAATATGTCCCGTCAATATCTTTTGCGTTGATATTTGCCTCAATATTTGCCAAAGAATGTTGGAAATTAACCACATCATCGTCTGTATAATTGCCAACCAAAGCATTTGCAAAACTTAAGCCCATTGAGTCAATGTTTGCATACACCGTATCAAAAGCATAACTTCTTGCTTTTTCTCTCTGGATACGGTTAAACTCTGTCTGTGCGTGGTTTATGTATGTTCCCTTTTTTAATTGATAATCAACCATTACAGCCATTTTAACATCATCATCATCTACATCAGAGAGTGTCTTTTCTAAGACTTTATCCATTTCAGCTGATAAGCCTTGCGGATTTGATGATAATTCAGGATTGTTTCTTAACTCATTTATGCCTTCGTAAAGATTAATATTAAGACCTTGTGTGTAAAGTTCCTTTGCCTCTGCAAGCTCTTTTTTCTGCTTTCTTTCGTAGTCTTCTGATATATTATCAAGTCTTTCGCCAACTCTCATCATTTGCTGACCGATATTGCCTTTATAAGCACTTACTACCGGGACATTTCCAACTCTAGCCATTTGCTCCCCCTGCCATTTTTGCTGTCTTTTCTGCGGCTTGTAAACCCCCTACCATTTTTGCTGTCTTTTCTGCGGCTTGTAAACCTATGTCTAAACCAGTCATAGCTAAACCTGCTCTTGCTTGATATTTCTTAATCTTCTTTTCTGCTTGTAAAGCTACTTTCTGCATCTCGAGATTCTTTTTCTCAATTTCAGCCTCTCTGCCAATTCTTTGAACCTCTTTTCCAGTTTCTTCAGCACCTCTCCTTAAACCTGATTGGACACTTCCACTTGATACAGCAACACCTCTGCGAGCCGCACTATAAACATAATTGCCAGCCGCTTCAATGTACTGCTGTCTTAATTTGTTAGCCATTTGTGTCGCCTGCAATTCGACATTCTGTGATGCAAGTTCTGTGCCTTTTATTTGAAGATTATAATTATTCAAGTCTTGTTTTAATGCCGAATAATCAAGTATAGCGCCCATTCCTTGTGTGAATAGGCTTGCCATACCTGATGCGTACGATGTTTTGCCATATACACCAGCTTTATCGTATTTTTCCTTTGCAAGGGTAATTAAATCTTCCCCCGTTTTTACCCCCGTTTTTATCCCCATTTTTATCCCTCGTAGTTTAAGTTAAGTGTTACAGACAAAACCTCGACCGGATAATACCTTCCTGTTATTTCAAATCTTACATCATCTTTGTACGGAGTGCAAGCATAAAATGTGTAATCACCCGATTTTGTTTGTCCGCAAAATGTTAATTTTTCTGTATCTTTGCATACAAGTGTTGCTTTTGATATTCTTTTCTTGCAAGAGGTGGTCTTATTGTTTATCGCAATAGGATTTGATTGCAACTTATAATCAAATGTAAGACCAGCTGTCACATATCCCGTATAGGGAGCATTAAGTGTAACAAACCCATTTGTTACATAATATTCTTCTGTTTTACCATCATATCTTAAGTAAACATACTTATCGTTATACTCTCCCATATTATCGATAGTCTGTCCGTTTACAAGAAATGTTTTTGTGAAATCAGTGTTATCAGAAGTTAATTTCTCGAGATATATGTATCCATTACGTTCTACAGCGATATAAGTATCCGATGATAAACAACAAACACCCTTTACTTTACCATCCGTTACGAACTTGCTTAGAGAGAACACGCCATCGCTCAGTGCTATGCAACCGCTTATCATTGTTCCGTCTTCTTGAACAATAAATAAGAAATTACCTTTATCTGTGTTAGAGTTAATTTCAGCATCCATATCAATAGGACTATTAAGTAAATTATTGAGCATACTCATATTATTACTTGCATACGATGCTTGCTCATAACTATAGACATATCCTAAAAGACTTTTTCCGTTCTTCTCGAGATATAAAATAACTCCATCTATAACTACAGGCTCAATGCTTAAGCTTCCGTTTTTCGTATTGCACTTAAGCGAAATATCATTCGGTGTATAAGATGCCTCACTTATTGTCCACTCTTCGCCTGATGTAAATACGTGTATTCCTCTTTGTTCTACCAAATTAACGATAGGATTATTTGTTAGCATAGTTATATCTATAGCATCGTTATCATAATTACCTGCATTTTTGAAGTTGTTATAATCATTTATTCTAGATGCCCATAAATGCGCTGGCAAGTCCCTAGAGCCACCAAACCATAATCTCTGTTGTGCAAATAGGCAAGTTCTCGGATAACCTCTTGTGGCACTCCAAACAGCCTCGTATCCGCTTATATATGTCCAACTTGTAATTGCATCTTTCGTATAAAACGGGATTACTGTTACACCGTTTACAACTGTTCCTGAAATATATTCCGTGATTCTTACTCTTCCGCCGTTTCCATCAATATACTGACCTACATAATTAGAATCAAATATTGAACTTGCGGCAGTAATTTTAATAGCACCTTCAACATCAGATGGAGTTATGCTTACTGTTTTGTTTGTTTTTGTTTCACCACCAAAAGCATATCTGGAAATATTTGTGTAAGGAAAAGCACTCAAAACAAAGCCATTGTTTGTCCTTTGTAGCTGTTGCGGAGGCATATCCTTGTGTGTTAGAATAATCGTATCATCTTTTGCAGTATATTTTATATCGTCTAAAAAGCTACTCTCAATCACTGTCGCAACGATGTCTTGTACGAAATTACCTCTTTCGTAAATTCCTATTCTACCTTCCATTAGTGCAATTACATATTCTTGCTCATTATTAAATGCATACGGAATAAGTTTTACTTTGGCACTCTGTCCTGTATTTAATCTTGTGTAATCAAAAGAGATTGTTCCTGTTAGGTTCAAGTTTGACGGAATATCCATCTTAATTTTTACATACCGAAAACTAGATAACTCTACAAATATATCCTCTGGTAATTCTCCAATGTTATAACTTGATGCTGTTTCATATGTTACGCCATCTTCAGAGTGTTCAATGTTTATCTTAATCTTGTTTGCACCAATTTTAACATACCCTTTTCCGTTTCGGTATCCTTGCGTATGGACTACATTTGAACAGTTTGTGCTTGTGTATGACGAACCACCACCCGCTCCTGCAAATGAAGAGCCACTTGCAGAAGAACCTGAACTGTAGTCGCCAGACACACCGCCACCACCACCATAGTATCCAGCACCACCTGCACCGGCATCACCGCCTGACGTGCTTAATGCAGGCGCACCGCCATAAATAGATGTACCAGAAGATGATGTTAATGACTTTAAGTACATTGAGAAATATGCACCTTTACCACCTGCGGATTGTGTACCGCCCATACCACCTATACCGCTGTATGTGTCACCGTGTCCACCAGACTTTCCATATCCTTGACCGCCTGTTGTTCCACCGCCAGCACCACCAGCTACACCACCAGGCTGAAGACGAGTCGAGATTGCACCACCGCCACCACCGCCGGCAATGATGACTCTATTTGCAAAGCCTGTCCCGCCCATTCTAACATCCGATGCGTTATAAGAAACGGCATTCGTTATTGGGATAGCGCCTACTGTAATGTTAAGCGTGTCACCTACCTCTACGGGCAAATCACATTGTACACGACCGCCATAACCACCACGACCAGTATATGTTCCATTTGTAGCTGTATATCCTCTACTACCAACACAATCAATATGCAGGTTTGTAACATTTTCTGGTACTGTAAAAGAAGTGTCACTCGATGTATTTAACAGTGTTAAGAAATCTGTTTTTATGTTTTTCACTATCAGTTCTGCATTAGTTATTACAGAACCATAATCAATAACCATCAAATCCCTTACTGTGCCTACATTGCCACTAACAAATCGTGTATCCAAATCTTGTATAGCAGACGTATTTCCGCCAATATTGTTTGTTACTGTTCCAGTTGCTGTAGAACCATAAATGTTTGATACGTATTGTGTTCCTCTACGAGTCCTCACTCCGCCATACACCGTAGAAGTCATATTTGTTATTTCTTGTGCTGATGAATCATAAATGTCTAAATCTGTTCTTTCTGCAAGTTCAGGAGCAATCTGCCCTTTACTAAATTTTACTTTCTTTTGTATAGAGTGAGCCATTAGTAATTCCTTACATCTGCAAATATTCCACTATCTAAAATTTTAACTGGTTTCTGTAAATTATCCAAAGCCTTTGCTTGTTCAAATGCATATTGAGCCTTTGCCATCAAAGATTGTTCCAAATCCTTGTCGCCTGTTATATTCTGACATAAGCCATAAGCCATATATAGTCTGAAGTATTCAATAAAATACGGAGCAAGTGCGCCCTCGCACACCTTACGTCTGTAATCAATAAAACACTTATCACTATTAGAATAAATATATCCGCCATACATTTCAAATGTTGGCATTGTACGAGTATATTTATCATCTACATATACATTGTTTATCATCTCTACATCTTCAGGCAGTTCGTATTTGTACTTAAATTTACCCGTATTATCTTCACGGGTTAATCCTACCTGTGTTGTAAAGAAGTTCCATTTATTCATTGAGATGCATAAAGACAAATAATGTTCATATTGATTGTTTACCATCTTAACGGCGTTATCGTCTGATTGTACAAAGTCTGGTCTTTCAACATAACCTAGAGAGTTTAATACCAAATATTTTATATCGTCTTTCGTCATCTCTTATAATCCTCATAAATGGGGGAGCGTTGCCACTCCCCCGCTCCGGTTAGGAATTTGCTGTGAGCGTAATTACGCCCGAAGAAATTGAAGCGTGATACCAAGTTGCAGAGCCATAAGCTGCCGCAATTACAATAATCTGGTCACCAGCTGCTACCCCGTATTTATTCGGAATAAATCCAGCGGTGGTTACTGTATCGCCACCTTCGTTCCAATATACCCAAATTGCAGGAACTACACCTGTTTTCTGGTTGTTGCCAATACAAGACAAATTCTGTTCTTTAAAAGCCATTGTTCATTCTCCTATTTCTTAGACAATACACCAACGATGCCTTTGTCATCAATAACAACAGCACCAGCCGAGAAGTCGCCACCTACTAACCAAGCACGTTTTGTAGCTTCCCAAGACATTTCAGTTTCAATGTTCTGACCGAGAGCAAAACCTACTGCATCTTTGTGATATACAAAGCCAGTTACATCGGTAGAAGCTACCGGCAGACCACCTTCATCACGATTTTCAGCAATCATAATGAATTTCAGTCCCAAGAAGGAATCAACTTCACCGTTTACAAGAGTCTTAACAGAGTTGTAATCAGAAGAAGTTACTTGAGTTGTATTCAACAAGTCATCGAGTTGCTGTGCAGAATGAATGAATGTTCTATCTCTATTCGGAACGCCATTCTTATTCAACAAGGTTACAGCGGCTCTCAAAGTTGCCAAAGACAAAGCTGTGTTAGTTGTACCAACTTTCATATTCGTAGAATCATATCCTGCCGCAATAGCATCAATAAGAATCTGGTCCATACGAAGTCCGAGAGCATCAGATGCAACTTCTGCCAACTCTCTAATTTCAGAGAAGTTGATTTTCTTTGCATCAAATTTATCAACATAGTCAAATGCTTCATAATCCTGCAATACGCACTCTACTTGTGCATAGTCAACATTCATAGCTGTAACTTCTGCACCCGGCTGATGGAGTGTAGCCATTCCTTTACCTTTTTTGCGGAAATATACAGATTTAGCATCTTCTACGCTTTTTTCACGAGTTGTGCCTGCGAGCAATCTCTTCTGTCCATAGGCACGTTTAACTTCAGCATCATAAGCGAGCTGAAATACATCACTAATTTTTCTTGACATTTTATCAAATCCTTTATTAAAATTAAACCTATTAAACTTCAGGATTGTCAAAATAAGGCTCTTTTTAATGTGGGGTCGGAAATCCGATAAAGCCCTAAAAAGAGGTTTCTTTCAAACCTAACTATACTTTATTGCAATATTCTAAAAAAGTCAATACCATAAAAAAGCCACCCTGTTAAAAAGAGTGGCTAAACTAAAAGCAATTATACTATAACACACATTAAAGAATTTTCCAACCCTCTTCAGCGGCTTTGTATAAAATTTGTTCTCTGCGCTTATCAGAAGTCTTGTCATCAAGGTATTCTTTACGCAATGCCTCAATATCTGAACTGTAATCAGAGTTAGCCGGAATATCGTAGGTCATACCAGTATTCATAAACTCACGCATTTTGCGTAGTATGTTATTACCAATAGCAGAATCGCCGATAATCTCCTTAATAGCTTCTCTTTCCTCTTTGGTAAACGGTCCACGAGCAGAATAGAAGTCCAAATTCTCTTTAATAATCTTTTCAGCATCATCTCCGAGAATCTTTCTTTGCTCATCAAGATATGCTTTTCTCTCGGCTTTCTTTTCTTCATCTGTGCGAGTATCAAGAATATGCACCTTTTCCATATAGTTAAGAGCCATTGTCTTGAGGTTTTTACTTGCTTCCAAAGACAAGCCGTTGTCCAAAGCAAACTTGCTTAAATCATCAAGTGTTTCTTTGATATGTTTGCCCTCTGCTGATTCTTCATCAAGTATATAAGTATCATACTTCGCATCGGGAGTATATTCATACTTCTCAATAGAATCTGGCACATCTACACCTTTTGAGAGTTTTCTTCTCAAATCAAGAGCCTGTTTCTTATAGGATTCAATCTCCTTATCCTTTGCAGAGAATCTATCTCTTACGGCATCGAGCCTCAAAGATTGTGATTCTGTATCATATAAGGTATCGTCAAAGCCATCAGGAATTGTCGGAGCTTCTGTTTCCGGCGTTTCCTGTGTTTCTACCATACCATCAATTAAAGTTTCATCTGACATTATTTATTCCTTTCTATCATTCGTTTGATGTATTTCAATAATTCTACTTTGCCTAACCGGAGAAATACATCGTTTGAATCAGTAGTGTTAGGCGTGAATTGACAGTGCCGTTCGAGGTCTTCTAAAACTCTCTTTCCGGCATCTGTCGTAAATGTTTTATAATACATATCAGCTGTTTCGTTTTGCATCCGCTTTTCCTTGTTCGATTGCATTGCTCATTTGAACTTCGTCAATCATAGCCTGTTGCTGTTGCATCTGCAGTGCTTCAGCCTCTTGCTGTTCGAGTGCTTGAATCTCCTCTGCTGTTCTTATCTTATCGTATGGGACGCCAGAGAGTTTAGCAATCTCTACTGCAAGTTCTTCCATCTTGACTACTTTACCGATGAATCTCATCTCTGGGTCAAAAGCCGCACCTACTTGCAAGAAGTTCAAGATTTCATTAAGGTCTTGTGAGTGCTGTTTCGTTACCAGAGCCGTATTGACTTTCATCTTATAGCCAAAGCCATTGAATCTTGATATATCAACATCTGGGTCAATATAGCCAAAGTTCTGTAACACTTCCACGATTCTCTTGATTAACGGATATAAAAACTCGTTTACCAATCTACCAAAAGAGTTATTTAATTGTTCAGCCAATTCGCCTGCCCTTTGGTTAATCTCCGTAGCCGTCATCTTTGTCGGGTCATTCGGGATTGTTGTATCAAACATAGCTTTCTTAATATCCATTTCAAGTTCAGTAGCGTTGTATTGCTGTAAGTCTGGCTGTTGCGATACTGCTAACTGCTGAATTGTAGGATTGTTTGATTGATTGCTCGGAACAGGATTGATTGCACCTGGAGCAAATACAAAGTTCTCAACGTCATAAGAGCCATCCGTGCTTGCTGTAAATACAGGGATTGTGAATCCTAATGCTCTCAACGAATATTCTTTTATCTTGTTATGTGTTCTAATATCAGATAAAGCCTTCAAGCCAACGCCACGACCGTATATTTCACTTGATGATTTAGTCCACCTTAAGCAAATAAACGGTGATGCTTTGAACATCTTTTCAACAATTACTTGTGGCTTTTCTTTCTCAATAACACAATATATCCACTTGTTGCCATCTTTATAGGTGCATTCAAGAAGTTCAACTTCATCTTGTGCTTTTGATTCATCATAAGTGAATTTAGCATCTTTCCACTGGTCTTTCACAAGTTCGTTCTTCATCTTAAACTCACGATAATAGTGGTCAGGCATACCATCAGTTCCCTCTTCAATTGCCATTTCCTTAAATGGAATAGTCTTGAATACTAACGGACTATCAGGCTCATTTTCCCCAACAAACAAATAAGCTGTTCCTGCGACCAAGTCATAGTAAAAAGATGTGATTTCACTGTCAAAATTTGACACATCTTTGAACACATTGCAGACGTGAGCCATCTGTTCCAATGCCCTGTTTACCTCAACGGGGTCTTTTCCGCCTGCTGTATAAGCATAACCTGCTTCGAATCCAATCCAATCCTGATTAACAGGTGTCAACAAAGATTGCACTCTCTGAACAAAATGGTCAGCCGCTTGCTCTGCTACCGAAGAATATAAGTCGATTCGGTTATTCTGTCCTTCTACTCTATCCTCAATTTGAGTATATCTGTCTGGCAAAACATAAGAATAAACTTTCTCGTATAGACTCTTAAAGTTATCTCTTTTCGGTCTTGCTTTGCCATAACGTTTTATAAGTTTTTCTGCATCTATCATCCGAGTTTTCCTCTAATACCACCAACCAGACCGGTTTCTGATGTCTGTATGGTGTTGTATCCACCACTTGCAATCTGTTCCCTTTGTTGGTCAATTTGCTCTCTGCGTTTAGCTAAATCTGCCTCTTGCTGTTCCTTTAGAATCTTGCGCTGTTCTTCAAGTAATCTTCCTTGTTCTCGTTGCGCTCTTTTTTGTTCTTTTCTTGCAGAGCGAGTATCATCTACGACAGAACCTAATAAACCACCAGTTACGCCACCGACAACTGCTCCGACAACCTTTCCTGCTCCACCGCCCATTACATTTCCTTTCTTAAAACTGCGTGTTTATACCCAAATTTAAGTAAAATATCATTTACTTTGGGATTCAAATGACTCCCTTGTTCAATATACTTCACTTTTTCTTTTTTTGCAATACTCTCAATTTTGCGTTGCAAGTTTATGAAATTCCTAGCCGTTCTCTTTTCAGGGAAAATATAATAACTCAATATGGTCATACATTTATATCCCCATTCATCAGTAACAATCATATACCACAAATAGCCGTTCTCATCATCTTCTGATACCGTTAGAGGGTATAAATTACGAATAAACTGTTCTGTATATTCATCCCTATCAGACAGCCCGTATTCAGCATTTACCATCTTTGCGTATTCAATAGCTTTACCAACCAGCACCATTTGCAACCCTCGCTTTGTAATTAACATTCTTTGTCGCTTTCTGATAAATATAAGGTAAGATTCTAAAAGCATCTGCACCGTGTGATGTGTAATCGTGCAACGGCGTATCCTTAAAGCATCTGTTCTTATCGTCATATTCTCGGCGATAGTCCCTCAAGCAGTTATAACCTAGTGTACATTTCTTATCGAACCTACACAAGGGCAATAAACCTCTTACAGCTTGAATATCGCCATACACGTTTGCTGTTCTCGGTATGATGTCTATGTTCTCTAAACCTAACCTGTAAAGCTGATTCTGAATAGAGTTTGCTTTCTCATCAACCGTTAATTGTCTATGCGTGCCATCGTGCGGTAAATGATGTCCTGCGTATCTATAACCTTTTTCTTGAACTACCTGCGCATAATGTCCGAGTCCGTATGTATGATTCTCGTAATAGTCTATAACGTGGATAGTACCCTCAATGAACTGCACCCACCAAATAGCCATACTATCACTAACACCCAAGTCCCACATTGTATGGACAGGGAATCTTTGGTCATAAGGATAATCCCCCATCGGGCAATGTCTATCCAACATATCTGCATAATACGAACCATAAATAGCACCGGCGAAGCTACAGTAATATTCTTGTTGTATTAACTCTTCTGGTTTTCCACGTCTACGCTCTTCGTCTAAATCTTCAGGCGTTACAACTCCGCCGGTATCGTCTACGGTATATTTGCAAGTATATGCCTTCCTACCCTCATTCATTTCCTTTGTTAAGAAGTTATACATATCCTCTGCGTGGTTATGTCCACGAGGTGTTGTGTTAAATAGTACCCAACCTTTTGATTCTCGGAGCATCGGTTCAATTACCAAGTCATACAAGTTCGGATGCTGTAAAGCATACTCTGACACCACACAACCCTTAATACCTGCACCAACTAATGTATCGTATCTATCGCCACCGAGAAAAGAGATAATACTTCCGTTCTTAAGATAAAGTTTCATCTCTTGTTCGGATTTCTTTTCTACAAACTGTTCAGGGATTAAAGAGAGGTATTTCACACCGTCTGATGTAATACCCTCCCAAATTGCTCGCCTTACTTGATTCTGTTGTGGTAATAAATACCAATAGTTTCCCGGAGTTATTATAGCTTGTGCGAATAGCCACTGGATGCAGAATATATCTTTGCCTGCTCGCCTGTGCATCAAGATAAAAGCCTTTTTAATATCATCCTTTGCTAGTTTATCCCAGATGATACTCTGATAAGGTCTTAACTTGAGCATCGGCAAATCAATCACCATCGCCTTGATAACCTCTTATTCTTATTTCAAGTTTATTGTCTTCTTGACTTCCGAGATTAACGTCTTTAGGTATAACCGCCGCTACCATCCTAACAAATATATCAGGTCGTTCCTTTTTCATCTTTTCGATAAACTTAGGGTCATTAGCACACTTCATAACCGCCTCTTTGTACTCTTTAGTATTCTTGTTCGGAGTACCGGCTACTCTACCCCCAGTCTTTTCTCTTCCTTTTTCAAACAGCGGTGTTGGCATACTCTACTCTTTCTCTACTGTGTTTTCTTCTTTCTTAGGTAATTTTTTAGCTACCTCTTTGATTTTAGGTGCTTTTTCTTTCGGAGTGAGTCCGAGTTTATACCTTTTGTTAATTTCATTCAAAAACTCTGGATGTTTTGTACCTAATTCTACAATTTCAGCTTCTGATACATCAAGTTTTTCTCTCAACTGTGAATAGCCATATCCACGCTTGATTGCTCCTCTGATATCATCTATCGCTTTTAATTCGTTTTTAATTTCCATTTTTATCTCCTAGCTAAATGTTTAAGTTCCGGCTTGCCAAGTAATTTTTCACGCATACCATCGATTTTATCTGTTGTTTTCTTAGCAAGTGTGTTTATCTTATCTGCGAGAGGCTGTTTTCTTTTCATCGCTTTCTCTGCCTTTTTCAAAGTATCAAAGCAGATTGTCTGTTCTTTGGTTACATCACCGTTTTCGGTTTGAATAACATAAGACTCATACCCACCGGTCGAAATATACGCCTGAACAACTATGCCCTCGCCGATTTTTTTATTCTTAAAGTCTAAAAAATAAATTTTATTTCCGAGCATTTTTCCTCACTTTCGCTATGATTTTATTACATTTTTAATAAAAAATCAAGCCTTTTTGATAAAATTATCCACTTTTTTTGCATTTTCCATATTGACATTATATATAATGTGATATATAACTAATGATGTATATAACATTTTGATAAGGAGAAAAAATAATGATATACGAAGAATTAAGTAGAATCCAAAAAGAACTCAAAGCACCAAAAGGACAGTTTAACAAGTTCGGCAATTATAAATACCGCTCTTGTGAGGATATTTTGGAAGCTGTAAAGCCTTTACTTGGTAAATGTTGTTTAACTATTTCTGATGATATAGTTTTAATCGGGGATAGATTTTATGTCAAAGCTACCGCAAAATTAGCTTTATCAAATGATGATTACATCGAAAATTCAGCTTTGGCTCGTGAAGCACTGGATAAAAAAGGTATGGATGAAAGTCAAATAACTGGTGCAAGTTCTTCTTATGCTCGTAAATATGCTTTGAATGGCTTGTTTGCTATTGATGATACAAAAGATGCAGATGCCACAAATACTCACGGCAAAGATGACTTCGAGAAAGATGCAGCCAACGAAATGAGAGTAAACACCATCGCTCGTAAAAAAGGCGAGAAATCCGAACCAAAAGGCACGCTTGAAGAAAGATACACAAAGGCTTGTTATTATCTGATGAGCAACGATGGAAAAGGTTATAAGAGGTCAGTTATTGACTCCCTGAACAACCTTTACAATGACTTAATCAATGCTGGAGAAAAAGAAAAAGCTGAAGATTTGAAAGTCGGTATTGATAGAATAATCCCTTTAGATGATGGAATTGTATATTAGGAGAATAAAATGAACGAATTAAAATTGAGAGGCAAAGTCTGTGCTGTAAAATCCTATGAGTGGGGGAGTCGATTCTCCCTCAACTTCTACGCAGGCAAAGACCAGAGCGGAAAAGCACAATATACTTTTATTGATTGCAAGACATTTAAAACCACGCCTATTGACCGAGAAATTGTTGAAGCTGATGGATGGCTAACTTATGAAAAGTTCCAACACAATGGCAAAGATTATTCTCGGCTTGTGTATGTAGTTAATGATATGCAATCTTATAAAAAACCTGAAAACTATTCAGAAGTAGAACCTGTAACTTTAGATGATGAGATACCGTTTTGAAAATATCAACACTAGCAGAATTAAAACCAGTTTTTAGAAATCTTTACGACACTGCAAAGATTATGCTAGAAAACGGCAAAGAAGTAAGTGCGGAAGTGTCAGAGTTCCGCCATAAGCGAACCAACGCACAAAACGCATATTACTTCTTGCTCTGCAATGAGGTTTGCCAATTCCTCAATGATTGCGGCTTATCGTATGGGGAGTTTAATCTCCCCTACAATAAGGATATTATACACGAAATCCAGAAGAAAGTATTTGGAATAGATACCACAACCAAAATGACAATATCTGAGTTCTGCGAATATGAAACGAAAGTTATTCATTTTTGGCAGGAGAGAACGCACGGAGAATGGCAACCATCAGAATTGCCGGAATCTTATTTAATCAAAAAAGGATATGACCTTGAAAGGAATTTGAGATGAGAAAGAAATTAACACCATTACCGAAACTTGTAAAAAAACTCGATGATGTATTTCAGATGTGCATCAGATATAGGGATAACTTTACTTGCATAACCTGTGGCAGAAAATTTCCTCGTGGAGAGCGGAAAGAGTGCCACGCTGGGCATTTTATTTCAAGAGGAATATACGCTACTCGATGGGATGAAGAAAATGTGAATTGTCAATGTGCATCATGTAATCTTAAACAAAGTCTTGCAGATGTGGAAATTATAAATAATTATGCAAAAGAATTAGAACTGAAATACGGTAAAGGAACAGTTGATAGACTTATTGCAAAAAAACACAGTTTTTTTAAATTAAACCGAATATTTTTAGAAGAAAATATTGATTTTTATACAAAAGCATTGAAAGATTATGAAAATGAATGACGAATCATATTATAGAGCTTTGGGAGTTGTTGACCGTATCAGAGATGAAGCAATAAAAAAGTTCGGTAACCTGAGCAAATTCTCAAAAAGTTGTGGAAAAAAGCCGCAGTGGTTTTATAGTGTGTATGTTTCAGGAAACGGTATAAGCTTAAATACGCTTTTTATTTGCGCTGAAGCGTTGAATTTATCAGTTGAGTATTTATTAACAGGAAGACGTAAGAAGCTGTTCAGTGCGTTAAAAATCGATATTAAAGATATATTTAATGACATACATAATATGCCAATCGGGTTCAGAATGATAAAATCAAAGATAAAAACAGGGAAAACAAAGGATATAAGACTTCAAACCTTGTTTAGTCTGGAGCGGTTGAGTAATAAAGATGTAACTTTTTTGTTGAAAATATGAAAATTTTAATTGATTTTTAATTTTTATTATATATATTTGAAATTGCGGTAGGGTAGTGAATAGAAAAGTTTTAATTATGGGGTAGTTTTTATTCTATTCACTAACGCATAAAAACTCTTCCCGAGTTCTACCCCTCTTTTTTAGAAAGACGTTAGTGAAATGGAAAATCCTAATTTTTACGCAATAATACCTGCAAATGTAAGGTATGCTGATATAACGCCAAATGCAAAATTGCTTTATGGTGAAATAACTGCATTGTGCAACAAAACAGGATATTGTTATGCGACAAATCAATATTTTGCTGATTTATATAAAGTTAGCAAAATATCAATAAGTAAATGGATAAAAGAACTTGTAGAAAATGGTTTTATTGAATCAGAAATAAATTATAAAGAAGGTAGTAAAGAAATATTAAATAGGTATATAAGAATTGTTTATGACCCTATTAAAGAAAAGTTTAATACCCCTATTAAAGAAAAGTTTAAGGATAATAATACAGATAATAATATTACATTGAATAATGTATATATACAACAATTTGAAGAATTTTGGAAAGAATACACTCCGATAAAATGCGATGGCAGATTTATTGACAAAGGGAGTAAAAAAACAGCACAAGAAAAGTTTATAAAGATTTTAAAGAAAGGCGAAAAATATGAAAACATTATCAACGGTTGCAAAAAATATATCGAACATTGCAGAAAAAACAATCAACTCACCTGCGGAGTCGCAGTATTCCTTAATCAAGAGCGATGGAAAAATGATTACAGCGGAGATACTTGCGAAAGTGCCAACAGCAACGAACGACCAAAACCTCGTAGCTACCTTGAAATATACTCTGAAATTGCCGCTGAACTTGCAGAAAAGGACAATATTCGGTGATTATGGATGCGAATTTGTTGATGATGTAGAACTTGGCGAAATTACAGCAGAGCAAAAGGCAATCGCTGAAAGAGTAGTTGATGAATATTTTAAGCCTTTATCTAGCGTTGAAATTGCCAAAGAGATTGCAAGGCTTCAGATAATAGCCCCTGAAAAAGAAAAGGCTGAGTTTGATATGAAAGCAAGAACTTTAATTTGGATTGAAGAACTGAGTAAATATCCCGCTGATGTGGTTATAAGTGCTTTTAGAAAAAAATATCGGTGGTTTCCTACATTGGCAGAAATAAGAGATGTTTGCGACAATGAGGTTGCCTTCAGGGAGTTAATTAAAAGAAAAATAAGGTGTGCA